CCGCAGCGCGGCGTCCGACGCGCCCTTGTTCCGGGCGTACTGAATCACCCGAGGCTCAAGGTACTCCCGCCACATGAGGTTCGTCGGCGAGAACTTCAGCCCCCCGCAGGGACAGATCGTGATGCCGCTGGAGTTCTGCAAGCCGACAATCATCTGCGTCTGCGTCACGACCTGGCGGCACTTCTGACACCGGTAGAAGTCGTACACGTGATCGCCGATGACGCTCGTGGCTTCCGCGGATCGAGGCACGTAGGTCAGCTCGGGAGGGGTCAGATCCATGTCCGCCGCGCGTGAAGGAAGCATGGCTCAGTCGACTCCTGCGCCGTAGGTGCGCCGCCCGGGGTGCGGGCCCGGCATGTTTCGTCCGACCCCCGCTCGCGCGTTGTTCTTCGTCGGCACCGCCGCCGTCCTGACCTTGGCCTCGTCCACGTCCGGCTGTTCGTCCTCGGGACTGACCTGCTTGCGAAGATGCGCGAGAAGCGTCTTGTGATCCGCGAAGACGTGGGTCTCAGGCCCGCGATACGACTCGCCGGCATCCACGTTGTCGAAGGAGTGATTGACGACGTACCCACCGTTCTTCGCCCGCTCAATCGAGAAGCGCGAGGGCCGCGCCCCTTTGCGGCTGGTCATACTGCCTCCGGTTTTCGTAGCACCACGTGCAACTCCTGAATGACGTTCCGCCAGTGCCGCTTCATAAAGTCGAGTCGCGCCTGGTCATGGTGCGCCAGATCGGGATACGGAATGAAGTGATTGACGACGACCTCCCACGACTGGTACGTCTGACCCTGGGTCGCTCCGAACCCCGCATGCTCGAGCGTGGTCCGCTCGTAGAGCTGCTTCGTGAAGTAGTGCCACGTGTTTTCACTGAAGGCCCGCACGTGATGCGGCGAGTCCCAGGCGTCGTCTGACGAGACGTACGGCGTCACCGACAGCAGGTAGCCCCCTGGTCGTAGGACCCGGTAGAGCTCGTTGACCACGTCCACGAGGTGCACGATGTGCTCGAAGACGTGCGAGCCGAGAATGCAGTCGAACGAGCCATCCTCGAAGGGCAGCCGCTCGCCGTTCCCGCAGCGCTCCAGGTTGAACACCACGTCCGCGCCGACGTCCGGCGTCATGTCGAGGTTCACGAAGCCCGGCTCGTGGTTCTTGGCGCAGCCGAGGTTCAGGTTGCGGGCGCCGACGTACGAGCCGAAGAACTCCTCGACGCGCTTGGAGAAGATCGACGGCGTGGCACTCACCAAGGAGATCGGGGTCATATGGCCGTGCACGTGTTGCAGAGCGGCAACTCCTGCCGGCGTCCCTCGACATGCGCGAGGCGAATACCGACCGCCTTGTCACCGCCGAACACCTCGCGGAGCGTCTGCGTCTTGAGATCGCCGAGAATCACCGCGCCCTCTGCGTCAAAGCAGCACAAGGATACCCGACCGTCCCACAGAACCATAATCTGCCCGAGCGCCCGATTGCAGGCCGTCCGCGGCTTCGTCCGCATGGGAGCGCCGACCGACCCGGCCCAGTTGCCCTCGAGATGGAGATAGGCCGCGCCGCCCTTGTCCCAGTCCCCGCCCCAGTTCTGCTGGAACTGCTCGTGCTCGCCCACTTCCATCAGGTCCTTCGACGCGATACCCTTCACCACCACCTTGAAGCCGTCGCGCTGGCGCGATAGGGCGTACTGCGTGTAGGCCGTGACCTGCTCGAAGTCCTGCAGCTTCATAATCTCGAAGCGCTTCTCCGCCGTCGTCGCGTTCAGACTGACGTACAGCACGGTCAGCCCCGCCTCGATCAGCTGATCCGTCAACTTCGGTCTGAGGAGACTGCCGTTCGTGTAGAGGTCGATGCCGACCCCTGGGAGCAGCATCTTCCTGGCGTATTTGATGCGGTCGACGAGGAACCGGTCGAGCAGCGTCTCGCCGAGCCCCGTCAGCGTCAGCCCGGTGATGACCGGCACCGTCGCCGCCTCGTCGATGATGCGCTTGAAGAGGTCGAGATCCATCGTCCCCTTGGGACGGTGCATCACCGAATACGGGCAGAAGACGCAATCGGCGTTACAGACGTTCGTGGTCTCGATCTGGAGCGTGATGCTCACGAATCCCTCATGGCGATGATGAGGGTCGCGGTCGTCCCCGCGTTGAGCACGCGCTTGCACTGGATCGGCAGGGTCGCCCCGGCCGCGACGGCGACGAATGTCGTGGGCACGCCCGCGCTGTTGACCACGGCGACATTCCCCGCGCCGCCGACCCACAGCGCCGTCGCGACAAACGGCAGATCGGCCCCGTCGTTGGGCGTCACCGCTGCGTAGGTCCCGTAAGCCATGCCATCCCTTCGAAAAGGTGGCGCGAGATCCGGGGGGGACCCTGACCTCGCGCCTTCCACCCACACAGGGCGCGGCTCCTATGTGCGTGAACTTGGAGTGCCGCGCCGCGCAAACGAACCGTCGATCAGAGACAGCGGAGGAAGCAATTTTTGTTTGCCGCTCCGGGCGTGGTGGCAGTCGCGAACGACTGGCCCGCGATCACGAATCCGCTCTTGCCGTCTGACGCCGCCGACCACGCGAAGTAGTTCTGCGCGTTGACCGGGATCAGGATGTCGCCGGCCGCGATGGCCTGCGAGGTGCCGTTGGTCACGAACGCCGACTGCCGATAGCCGTAGAGCTGCGCGATACCGTACGAGCTGTCCGCGATGTCCTTGTTCGCCACGCCGACGAGCAGCGACAACGTCGCGGTCGCCGGCTTGGTGACGCGGAGTCCGTCGAAGGTGGCCGTGTCGGCCACGATGGCGTAGCCAGCGGTGACGGTGGCCCCCATGACGTTGTAGACGCAGCCGTAAATCTGCTCGGCGTCGGCTCGATTGATGCGCTGGAAAATCATGATCTCTCTCTTGGGTCAGCGAAGGGCTGCGGAGTGTCCAAGCGGGGCGGAATTGCCAGCCTGAGTTTCCGCAGCGGTTCGTTGAAGGGGGCCGCGCAGCCCCTCCCACGGGTCTTACGACGCGATGGTCTCGTCGATGTTGCCGCCCACGCCCTGCTTCCGGCGATTGCTCACCCCGAGCGCACCGAGCCACAGGATGTGCGCCGTCTTGGCGTCCTGATTCTCCGGCTTGATGAACGGGGTCGTCGAGAAGTTGGTTTCGCGGTCCACGCGCACGCCCCAGAACTTCGTGTTGAGCATGTACCACGAGCCCTTGGTCTGGGTGACGGTGCCGTTCTTCGCGTCAGGCACGAACTCATCCCAGCAGAGCGGCTTCCCGTAGAACGCGACGTTGTCGAACGGGATGTCCGCCACCTGATACGACGGGTTGCGGTGCGCCGCCGCCAGCGCCGCCTCGTAGAGCTCGGCGGTGCCTTGGGTGGTGAGATGCAGGTCCGGAGGGCCACCGGGGCCCTTGGAACAGTTGTTCCGGAGGGTCCGCAGGAACTTCAGGAACCCCGCGTAGGTCGTCGCGTTCGCGAAGTCCTTGAACTGGTTGCGCCACCAGAGGTTCGTCGACTGGTTGATGGAGCCCGGCGAGCTGCTCGCGGTCGGGTCGTACGCCACCTGGTACGGCAGCGGGTCCACGAACGTCGAACCGTTCATGGCCGAGACGTACGCGGTGGTGATCGCCGATCCGGCCGATCCCTGCAGCATGCGCTTGTTGAAGAACTCCTGCAGGCCCAGTTCCGCCTGGGTGGTCTTCGACTCGAGCAGGCTGATGATCTTCTCCTCGCCCCGGTTCTTCTTTTCCTCGAGACCGGAGATGGAGATCGGCACCGAGGCCTGCGCCCAGTTGAAGAACGCCATCGTGATGCCGTCGGCCGGCGTGCAGTCGAGCACGTCGTAGCCGCTGTACGAGTCGGCGTTGCCGAGTTCGTACATCAGGGGCATCGCCATCCGGTCGCCGAGTTCGGAGACCAGTTGATAGCCGCCCTTGCGGACCTTCATCAGGTAGAACAGGAAGGCGTTGGCGGTCGAGATCGCGTCCTCGAGCGTCTTCCGGTAGTTGAAGAGCGTCGTCGAGAGAATCGCATCGTAATTGAGGGTCAAACTTGTCGCTGGCATGGACTACTCCCACCGCTCCCCGCGCTTGGCCGCCGCGTACGCATCGCGGAACCCCGCGTTCGGAGGGGGTGCTGTTTTGACTTGACGATCTGGCGTGGAGCGCGTCGGCGTCTCCGCGTCTTCAGCGCCTTCGTTCAGCCGCGCCACGGCCTTCTTGAGCCGAGCGGCGACTTCTTTTTCGATGGTCTGTTCCCGCGATTGATCCTGGCCGTCGCGCGTCACGTGCTGATACAGCATGTCGAGGTATTCGAGTTCGTCCATGCCGTTCGGCTGGATCTTGGCCCCCAGCGCCGTCATCTGATCCTCGACGTCCTTCCACCCCGGGTGGGTTTCGTCGAACGTCTTCATCACGGCGTTCGTCGCCTCCTGCGCGGCTTTGGTTTGCGTCACCTTGGCCTGCGCTTTCAGCGGTTCCACCTCGGCGGCGACGGTCTGCTTCGTCAGCCGGTCCACCAGGGCTTTGATGGCCGGCACCAAGGGTTCGGCGAGGTAGTCCAACTCCGGCCCGAGGGTCGTGCGGAACTCGTCGAGGATGGTGTCGACCTCATCAGATGTCGCGGCGGTCTCCGCCTTGGCTGGCGGAGCCGCTTGGCCCTTCGGGACGAGCGTGAACCCGCGAGACTCTGCCAGCTCCTTGAGGGTGCCGTCGGCGTCCGCTTCGAACGCATCGACGATCTCCTCGTAGGGCTTCAGCTTCTCGTAGGCTTTCAGATCGGCCGCTCGGGCCTGCGATTTCTTGGTGAACGCGGTGTTGAGGGCTTTCTGGAGGGCAATCGGGTCGTTGGCGTGCTTGGTTTGAAGAGCGCTGAACTCCTCGTCGGACATCAGGCCGGTGTCGGTCTTCGCGGCAGTGGACGCCGGAGCTACCGCTGCCTTGTCGGCCTTCGGCTCCGGGGGCGCATCCGGCTCCTCGTCGTCGTCAGTGCTGACCTCGGGCGGCGGGGCTTGCTCGTCAGGCTCATCCTGCGAGTGCTGCTCCTTCGCGGCCTCGAACGCTTCCTGAAACGTGGGGGGGGCGGACGAGTCGAAACGACCAGACGAGCCGCGGCTCATCATGTCGCTGGGATGCTCGGTGACGATGGGTTTACTCATAGAGCCAATCCCCTTTTCCGGAAGTGCCCGGAGCCGCGCAGCTCCGTGAGGTGATCCGCAAGACGCTTTTTCTTCGGGACGTGCACCGGCAGGCCGGCCCGCTTCGTCGCCGCAAAGTCGTGGAGTTGCTGGTGGGTCATGCTCGCGCGCAGCTTCCTAGCAAGCGGGAACGTCGCGCCGTGCTCGGCCGCGCCGAAGAGCCGCTGCTGGGCCTGACTGAGGCTAGGCATGAGCTACTTCTTCTCGATGGCTTCAGGTCCGCTCGGGTAATGGCGGTGCGTGACAGGCAGCGCCGGACAGTCGCAGTCGGGCTGGGTCGTGTCGACCATGTTCGCCTCGCCCGGGCCGCTCGTCTCGTCGTCGTTGTCGTGCTCCGTACCGTCGTCGCGCTTTTTCTTGGCCATTGCATTCCCCCCAGAAAAGAAACAGCCCGGCAATTCAACTTCCGTGAGGAAGGAACGGCCGGGCTTGAGTTGGGCTCAGGGACCCGAAATTAGTTGTGGTTGAGGTCGAGGGCTACATGGGACGTAAGCATGTGGGCAAGCGCCCAATCAAGTCAAGGTTTTCTCATGGGACCCTTGCGGTCGAGGGTGTGCATCGTCTTCGTTTCCGCCCGCTGCACCTTCGTGTGGTCGTAGTGGATAATCAGCTGCCCCGACTCGATGCGCTGGCCGATCAGCCCGAGAATGCGGTCGGCGAGGACCTGGACCTCCTCAGTGGACGCGCTCACCGTGACGCCTCGCTATGGAAGGGCGTCAATCTCGTCCTGTAGCCGCTTGGCAAAGTTCCGCAGGTCTTCCTTGGTATCGAAATAGAGGGCGTTCCCGATTTTGTCGGCCTCTTCTTCTTCATCGACGTCTGACAGGACTTCAAGGACGTAGAACGGGCCGCCGCCAGCACCGTCGTCAGCGTACCGCCTCACCTCTATGATCGTCCTATTCGAATCCGCCACCGCGCATGAACCGTCGTTGTCTTCGAAGACGACCTCGCTGTTGTCGTGTTCAAATACTCCTTCTAGAACCTCAGTCATGTCGTTGACCTCCGCTCCTGCTCGGCTCGGTCCCGCCTGGCGCTCAGTTCGCCCTTCCCGATCTTCTCGCGATACTCGAGGTGCCCCTCACGCATCAGGCGGTTCCGTTCGGCGTGCGACGTGACGTGCGCCCCGAGCGCAAAGTCGTCGTAGGCGATGAACGGTTTGTGCGTGACGGAACTGCACGGCACCAGGTCTACCTCGCCCCCGCAGTCGCACGGAGCTCGCCGGCTTGCAATCGTCGAGATCCGCTCGTAGGTCCGTCCGCACCCTTGGCACGCCACTTGGTAGATCGGCATCACGTCCACCCCTTATCTTTGCCGATGCGCTCGAACGCGCCCACGAGCCGCTGCATATCCTCCGGCCTCAACAGGACCTCCCCCTCGCGCGAGCCGTTCACCTGGACCGCGAAGATCCCGTCCGGAAATTCCCGCACGATCACATCCGAGTCGCCGAAGTCCTCCACGATCCACGCACGCGGCTTCCCCGTCGCCATCTACGCGCCCGTGGCCGTGGGGCCTGACGTCGGCGTGCCAGAGATCGGGCCCGGCGCCGGCTTCGCCAACGGTTGAATCCGACTGGCCCCTGGCGCAACCGCCGGCACGGGCGGTGCCTCTCCGCCTGTCGGGTCCTGTCCCTGCGCCTTGAGTTGCTGGTAGAGCTGCATCAGCCCCTCGGCCTGGACGAACATCGCCAGCACGAGCGGGTTGGACAGGTCCTCGCCCTTCAGCGCCAGCGAGATCTTCGGCGGGTCCGGCTTGTTCTGTGCGGCCTGCGCTTGCGCCGCCTGCTTCAGCACCAGTTGGCCGATGGTCCAGATCTCCTGTACCTCTTGGTCGCTCTTGATGCCGTTCAGCCACAGCGTCTTCCGGAGGAGTGGCGACGGTTCGTCAGGAGCTTCGGGGTTCGGCGTGAACAGCAGAATGGCCACGGCCTGGTTCGTGAGCAGTTGGAGCACCACGTTCCACTGGGCCCGCTGCTGGTCTTCCGCGACCGGTGACAACGACGTGATGTCGATCTTGATGTCGACGTCGAGGTCGTCAATGTCTTCGCGCTCGATTTCCTGCCAGCCCATCGCCGCGTCTTTGACCGACTGCGCGCTCGGCCGAAACGGGTCCACCGAGCGCTTGACCATGAACTTCAGCCGCATCTTCTCGCGGAGAATCAGCAGCATCCGTCTCGCAATGTCGCCCAGCCAGTCCGCAACCTGCACGCGCGCCGCCGACTCGCGGAGCTGGGCCCGCACGTTGATGATGTTGGCCTGGGTTGCCGTGTCCGACTGCGGGATGCCACGCGCTTCGCCGGAGACCCCGGTGATCTCCATGAAGTCCTCGCGCTCGGTGGCGAGCTCCGTCTGGATGGCTTGGTCGAGCGGCGCATCCGGAATTGGCATGATCGGCGACGGGTTGACCTTCGGCACCTCGATGCAGGTCATGTCGTCGCCCTGCTCGAGCTTCTCGAACTCCGCCTGCGTCACCGAGGGTTCGCGCATGTACCGGCGCACGGCTCGGCGGCGATGCACGCGCTGCATGTCGCGCGTCTCGTTGATCTCGTCCTGCGGCGACATCCAGTTGAACATCGGCGGCAGGGGGTACCACGAGTCCGCGATCTCGTAGAACTTCATCGCGCTGATCGGGAACGTCTTGAACGGGCGGTCCTGTTGGAGGAAGTCGGGATGGCCCTCGGCGATCACATGACGGACCTTCTTGCGGAGGTCCCAGATCTTCCAGATCCGCACCATGCCCGCGTGCTTCTTCCGCTCGGCTTCGCTCTCGGCGTCGTCGCTCTCATTGCGAATCGTCCCGGTCGGCTTCAACTCGGCGGTGTTCTGGTAGTCCCGGTTCGCCTTCACGTCGTCGACGTGGAACCATTCCGCGTAGGCCGTCCAGTCGTTCTCTTCAAGGACGTTGCGCCCTGGATAGGCGCGGAACGACTGCGGTTGGAGCCGGCGGACGAACGGGGCCTCGCTCCCTGGCCTGATCTGTTTCGCGGGCCTCCGAATCGCCTCGCCTGTTTCGTCCTTCATCTCCTCGTCGCGTTCGTTCAGGAGCGGCTTCCCCGCGTTCGGGTTGTCGATCCAGTCGGCGCTGTAGCCCACCTCAATGAGTCCGTAGCGCGGATAGGCGTCGCGCAGGGCCAGCGTCGTCTGGAACTTGAAGTGGAGCTTCGGGTCGTCGACGAACGTCTGCAGGGTGCTCTGAATGAGGGAGGCACGGTTCGCGACCTCGCTGCCGGCGTTCTGAATCTCGTGCGACGGCCTAGGCTCGACCGTCACCTTCGGCCGCGAGAACATCAGCGAGGGGAGTTGGGTCTCGACCGTCGCGAAGATGAGGTTGATGGTGTACTTCCGCTGGGCCTCGGACTCGCCGTAGCCCCGCCACTGCTTCCCGAGGTAGTACTTCGCGAGCTGATCGACCTGGTATTCCTTCGCCCACTCGTCGTAGTCCTTGTTCGCCGTGACGAGCCGGGTGTTCCAGATCTTCGCGCCGTCCTTCCCTCCGACCGAGGGCTTCTTGGCGACGGGTGGCGGCGCGGACGGCGCTTTCCTGACGGGCTTCGGCGGCGGTTTCTTTGCCAACTACAGAGCCTCTCTGCCGCGCGCTGGTTCCAGAACGTGTTCGATCTCCACGCGATTGCTCGACGGAAGGACGCCTCCTCGAGCCTCGTAGAGTTGGAGCGCGAGGTCGGTGATGCACTGCTCGCACTCCGACAGCAGGCGATTGTGGGGGTTGGTCGGACGCAGGAACGCCCGCGCACGTTGAATCTTCCGAATCAGGTCGCCTACGGTGCGCTGGTCCTCGTCGCTCATCGGACTCCCCCCATCCGTCGCCGCTGGAGCTTTGCGGCCTGTTGCCGAGCCTGAAAGAACGTCCCCTCGATGTTCACGCCTGGTGCCGCCGGAACCGGCGCACGACTCGCGAGGAAGTACCGCAGCGGGTCGTAGGCATGGTCAGGAATATTCGGGTCCCGTTCGTCACTGAACACCGGGCGTCCCATGTCCGTGCCGATCTTCAGCCGCCGTTGCGACCGCGTTTCCCGTAGCAGATGGTAACAGCCCTGTGGATACGAGTCACTGACCTTCACGAAGAACAGCCGGGGCGAGCCCTCCGTCTGCTGAAACGGGTGTATCCGTTTGGGGTCGACGCGCAGGTAGTCGTTGATGCGATTCCGCGTGCCGAGTTCGTTGTTGTCGGCCGGCTGCCAGAAGATCGCCGTGTGCCGCGGCTGCTCGGTGACGTCGGCGTATTCGTCCGCGAACGACCAGCGGCCCCCCTGCTTCTGCGGCATCTGGTGGAACATCGACGGGTCCGCGAGGTTCAACTCGTAGTGCTCGTTAATCGACAGGTCCGTGATGTTCTCCCGGTGCCGGCGCACCAGCGCGTTCGGCAGGTAGTACTCCCGGTACGCGAACACGTTCCCACTCCGGTCCACGGCCCACCACACACAGCACGTCGGTGCCGAGTCGCCGTAGTCCAGCGTCCGGAACAGGAGGCAGTGCTGCTGGAAGTAGCCTAGGAGCTCCGGGCTCCCCGGGATGACCGACAGCGGGTCCA